TTTTCAACTGCGGACAAGGGCCGCAAATTTTCTAAAGGTGGTGATACTATGGCTAAGATGAACCCCGGTTTTATGGCAATGATGGCTAAAAAGAAGGGCGCTCAAGAAGGCTCTAAAGCGGATATGGCTGCTGACAAAAAGCAGATGATGGGCATGAAAAAAGGCGGCGGTGTTAAGAAAATGGCTGCTGGCGGCTTTACCCGTGCTGCGGATGGCATTGCTTCTAAAGGCAAGACCAAAGCCACGCAAATCAAAATGAACAAGGGCGGCATGGCCTGCTAAGGAATAAATCATGGGAACTAAATACACCCCCGTATACGAAGATGATGCAGCAGATTTAGGTAGTGGCATACCTGAGCAAACGGAAGAAGAAGCGGCAAATGAAGCTGCAATGAATTCCACGGCAGCACGTGCTCGTCGTAATGTTTCTGATGCGGAAAATCAAATCCGTGCTAACGCTGTTGCAAAGATGGCAAGTAAAGCTGCACCAGTCATGGATAATGAAGCACAGGTTCCTGCTGCTAAGATGCCAATGCGCCCCGGACAAGCATCTTCTGGTATGACCAAAACGCCTATGGTTACCAAAGAACAGCTTGCTGCCTCTGGTCTTAGTTTGCGCGACTACTTGAACAAGCAGCAAGGTTTGACTCGTCGTGGTGAGTCAAGCACACCGGCTCGTATGCCTACGCGCCCCGGACAAGAAGCTCCTATATCCAGTAACGAAGGTCGAAATAAAATGCGTCCTCGTGGTCAAGGCACTGTGATGGATCAGGGCCGTGGAGTTAGTTTGTACGGTGATTCTATTAAAGATATAAAAGATATTTTTAAAGGTACTCGTCGTGGCGGAGGAAACTATGCAAAAGGCGGCTCGGTAAGTTCTGCTTCTAAACGTGCTGACGGTATTGCCCAACGTGGTAAGACTAAAGGCAAGATGTGTTAAGGAAAAATCATGGAAGATAAAACCCCACAAGACGTAGCAGATGAAAAAGCCCGTAAAAAGGCTACTGAAGCTTATGATGCTATTGATAAAACAGAACTTAAATCTGCATCAGCGGGTGCTGGTCGTGGTTTTGTAAATCCTCCTGTTAAAAAAATGGCTAAAGGTGGTTCTGCATCTATCCGTGCCGATGGTTGCGCTGAACGTGGTAAAACCAAAGGTACGATGATTAGCATGAACTACGGCGGCAAGGTGTGTTGATATGAGAGCCAGTCGTGGAATGGGGGACATTTCCCCCTCTAAGATGCCCAAGGGCAAGACTATGCCCCGTAGGGATAATACTGACTTTACGCAATATGCTGAAGGCGGGGAAGTGTGGAATAAACCCCGGCCTAAAAATTTAGGTGCGCCAAAAACTTTAAGCTCAGGTAAAAAAGCCAAAGCAATGGCTAAAGCTGCTGGTCGTCCTTACCCTAATCTCGTGGATAATATGAGAGCCGCAAGGAACAAATAATGACCACTTCGGGAACAGCTACTTTCAACCTTGACCTGAGCGAGATAGTCGAGGAAGCATTTGAGCGTGCTGGTTCCGAATTACGCACGGGCTACGATTTACGTACCGCACGGCGTAGTCTTAATATCATGTTTGCTGATTGGGCAAACCGTGGCGTAAATATGTGGACGTTTGAGCAGGGAACTATTAATCTAGTTCCGGGGCTGAACACTTATCCAATTCCTAATGACACAGTAGACCTGTTAGAGCATGTAATCCGTACTGGCTCTAATACAGCGTCTACGCAAGCTGACCTAACTATTACCCGGATTAGTGTTAGCACCTACGCCACGATACCCAATAAACTTCAACAAGCCCGCCCAATTCAAATGTGGTTCCAACGGCTTGATGGGCAGACTACAGCTTCGATTACTACGCTGAGTGCCACTATTACAGCAACAGACACCACTATTTCTGTAACGTCTGCTGCCAGCTTGCCCGCTACAGGATACCTACTGGTGGGCACAGAAACCATCTACTACGGATACATATCAGGGAATACCCTATATAGCTGCGCCCGTGGGCAGAACAATACAACTGCCGTTGCACATACATCAGGTGATGCAGTGGCTATTCAGAACATCCCACGGGTAACGCTTTGGCCTACCCCAGATAACTCTACAACCTACCAATTTGTCTACTGGCGTATGCGCCGTATTGACGATGCTGGCGGCGGTGTGAATACGATGGATGTGCCGTTTAGATTTTTACCTTGCATGATTGCAGGACTGGCGTACTACGTGGCTCAAAAAATACCGGGCGGCATGGATCGGCTACAAATTCTAAAAGCTCAATATGATGAAGCTTGGGATTTGGCAGCATCGGAAGACCGGGAAACTGCGGCTATACGTTTTGTCCCCCGCCAGATGTTCATCGGAACTTAGTAATGGCTAATCGGTTTGCCTCGGGTAAAAAGGCGATTGCAGAATGTGATCGTTGCGGGCAACAATTTCTGCTAAAGAAGCTAAAAACAGAGATAATCAAGCAACGGAAATACGAACTACTTGTTTGCCCCGATTGCTGGGATCCAGACCAGCCGCAGTTAATGCTTGGTACATTTCCGGTTGAAGACCCTCAAGCACTGCGTAATCCAAGGAAAGATACAACGTATGTGACTTCGGGTAATAATGTAAATGGATATCCTGCTGGCGGTTCGCGGGATATACAATGGAATTGGGCTCCAGTAGGAGGATCAAGAAATTTTGACGCATTTCTTACGCCAAACTATCTTGTTGCCACAACGTATGTGGGCACTGTTACGGTAACAGCATCATGAAAACATGCACAATTTGCAAAGTAATAAAACCAGTAGATGGGTTTGCCCCGCAAAGATGCCAATGTTTGGAATGCCGAAAAATTTATTCAAAAGTTAAGAGGGCACAATATTACGCCCGGACTAGAGAAACTTCAATTTTAAAAACAAAGCTCTGGAGAGAAAAAAATCCAGAAAAAAAACTTCAATCTCGTAAAGCAGAATATAGCAATAATAGCGAAGCTGCAAAAGAGGCGGCACGGAAGTATCGCGCAGATTTTCCGGCAAAAATAAATGCTTGGAGCCGAAAGCATCAACTATCAAAAAGAATGCAAACACCAAATTGGTTGACACCAGATGACCATTGGATGATTGAGCAGGCATATGAACTGGCTGCACTGCGTACCAAGTTGTCTGGTTTTGCATGGCAGGTTGACCATGTAATTCCATTGCAAGGAAAGCTTGTATCAGGACTTCATACCCCGTACAATTTGCAAGTCATACCCGCAAAGTACAACCGAAGCAAGTCAAACCAATTTACAGTTTCATAGGAGTCAATGATGGACACGAAAAAAGTAAAGCAAATTGCGGACACCGAGGCCAAAAAAATGGTCAAAGGTCACGAAAGCCGCATGCATGCCAAAGGCATGAAAAAAGGTGGCCCTACGGGTGAAGACCGTATGCGTATGGGCCGTAATCTGTCCCGCGCAGCTAACCAGAAAACGGGGTAAATCATGGCTTATAGTATGAAGAAAATGGGTAAAGAAGTTGGCTCTGCCGCCGTTTATGCACAACCGCATACGATGGCTGGTAAGGCTATGGGCATTTCTACCAATCCCGGTAAAGAGCCAAATCGTAGCCAACTTGATACGGTTGACATCAGCGTGGGCGGTATCAGTAAATCTGCCGGTGATGAGTCCATAAAAACTAGCGGCATTAAAATCCGTGGTACTGGCTGTGCTACCAAAGGCATTTACGCAAGAGGCCCGATGGCATGAATTACGCTGCACTTGTAGTTGCGATTTCCGATTACACGGAGAACACCTTTCAAACGGTGGATGTAAACCTGTTCATTACACAGGCAGAGCAGCGCATCTACAATTCAATGCAGTTCCCCTCGTTGCGTAAAAACGTGACGGGGACAGTTACATCTAGTAACAAGTACTTGTCTTGCCCCAATGACTTTTTGGCTCCGTATTCTTTAGCCGTGTACCCTTATGGGGGCGGTGAGTATATATATCTTCTAAACAAAGATGTGAATTTCATACGGGAAGCTTACCCCAGTCCAACAAGCACGGGCACGCCAAAGTACTACGCTTTGTTTGGGCCAACGGTTTCTAGCGGTGTAATTTCCAATGAGCTAAGTTTTATCCTTGGCCCTACGCCTGATTCCACTTATTCGGCGGAACTTCATTACTACTACTATCCTGAGTCAATCACCACGGCATCTAGTGGGCAAACTTGGTTGGGGGATAATTTTGATTCTGTACTGCTGTATGGATCTTTGGTAGAGGCTTATACTTATATGAAGGGCGAGCCGGACATGGTGGCTTTGTACAACCAAAAGTATATGGAAGCTATTGTTTTGGCTAAACGCTTGGCAGATGGCATGGAGCGTCAAGATGCTTACCGTAGTGGTCAATTTAGACAGGCTGTGAAATGAGCATAGTCCAGACCCAGACCACCAGCTTCAAAAAGGAGTTGTATCAGGCTATCCACGACTTGTCCACGGACACGATTAAGATTGCTTTATATACAGGTAACGCTGATTTAAACGCAGACACCACCGTTTACAGCGCCACCAATGAAGTCTCAGGTACGGGTTACACGGCTGGCGGTCAAGTAATGACTGGGGTAGCCATTAGCTCATCTGGCTATGTAGCCTATGCAAACTGGGATAACGTGTCTTGGACGGCGGCTTTGACTGCCCGGTGTGCTTTAATTTACAACGCTTCCAAGGGCAACAAGTCTGTAGCGGTTTTGGACTTTGGTTCTGACAAAACATCGACTACCACGTTTACAATCACCATGCCAGCCAACACTTCAACTACCGCGCTTATCAGGAGTTCAAATTGATCGTTACCACAACCAAAGGCGATATGGATGATTCCATGCTTGAAAAGCGGGAAGGCACAGTCGATAATGAGAATGAACTTACTACATGGGTTGAGTACTGGCTTGATAGCGAGTTGGTTCACCGATCAGCGCATGTTACGTTGAAGAAAATACCCACCTTTGCTGGCGGCGCGGCA